AGCATCGAGCGCGGCCTGATGACGGCTCCGTACGACAACATGTATAGGTTCTGCCTGTGCCTAGCCGAGTGCCTATGGCTAGCGAGTGAGGACGTCATGCGCAGGCCGCTGGCTTTGCAGCGCTGGCTAGGCGAGGTTGCGACACAGGCAGCACGCGAGCAGGTCCAACTGCGTTGGATTGCACCGTCCGGTTTCCCGGTGGCTATTGCCGAGTGGCGAAAGAGTGCACGCCAGATCAGAACGCATGTGGGTCAGACCCTTTGGTGTCCGAAGGTCTATGACGATACGGACCAGCTCGACGGCAACGCTATGCGGCAGACAGTACCGCCTACGTTCATCCACTCGTTCGAAGCCGCCTTCCTTGCGCGCGCCGTGCAGTATGCTCAGCACCTTGACGATCCAATCACCGACGTTGCCTTGATCCACGACAGCATCGGCGTCCACTGCACTGCCTTGCCGGACCTGTTGGCAGACGACGGGCCTATCAAGCGCGCGTGGGTAGATCAATACACGCCCGACTACTTAGCGGCTGTGGCTGACTGCTTCCAAGAGCAGCTCGCTGACGACCTACCATCCTTGCCGGTCTACGGCACCCACCAAGCGAGCGAGGTAAGTCTTAGTGGCCGCTTCTTCCAAACCTGAAAACTGTGGCTCTTGCAAGTTTGCGCACCCGCGCCAGCTTGCAGGCCGCATCGAGTGCCGTCGCTTCCCGACAGCGCTAGACGTCTATCCCTCTTACCAGTGTGGCGAGCATGCACCTGTACCAACTAAGCGACGAACTCGCCGTGGGGCTGACGCCTAGCGGCTCACTCTGCCTTTACGACATCGGCGTCATAGATGACCTAGACGAGTGCGAGACAGCCGACGAAGTGTCGGTGCTGCTCGACGGCGCTAGCATCTGTGAGCTTGACGAAGAAGAGGCAGAATCTCTCTTCCATATCCTTCAACTACACTTCTCGGAGACCTCCAATGAAACTATTCAATAAAGCCAGCGAGGAGCGCAACTTCACCCTTGGCCGGTGTAGACTGTTACGCTCGCGTACTGATTCCTTCTGGTATAGCGTTGCCGCACCAGACACAACCACCGGCAAGTACGAAGTGACGCTGGCCGTACCCAAGGACGTATGGGCGGAAGTCGCTGACGACTGGCAAGCCTTGCACGAAAGCTGGGGCGTCGATCCCAACCAACGCATCAAGGAAGTGGACGTCTTTGACGAGACCATGATGCTTGTTCGCACGGCACGGGACCAGCGCTTTAAGGACGGCGTGGACTTTAGCCAGCCCAAAATCTTTGACTGGAACGCTGCGCTCATGGCTCCCGATACTGAGGTAGGCCACGGCTCTGTCATTCGCCCAACGATCAAGTTGCGCACCACGCAGTACGGCGGAAAGAACTACATGCAGGTGCAGCCGGTGAGCTTCCAAGTCATCACTCTGGTTGAGCATGTCGAGCAAGCTGGCAGCGGTGGCGGTGGGGCGGACAACCCGTACGCAGTCGAAGACGATGGTGGTCTCGTTGCGAGCGCGGCGTAGCACCAACCCACTGAACCTTTGCGATCAGCAAGGCGTCATCAAGGCTTTCCGGTCACAGTTTGAAGATCGGATTGCCCGTGACCTTTGTAGCCGCAAGGTGCCTTTCCGGTACGAGCGTGAGCAGGACCGGCTGCAATGGACAAGGCCTGCCACGCATCACGTCTACTCGCCAGACTTTGTGCTGATACGCCCTGACGGGCACCTTATCTACTTAGAGGCGAAAGGCAGGCTAACGGGTGAGGACATGGCTAAAATGCTGTACATTTTTAAGCAGCACGCCGAGTTAGACATTCGCTTCCTATTCAGCAACGCCAAAACCAGCGCAGGCCGACAGAAAAAGAACGCAGGGCAGTGGGCGGACAAACATGGCATTAAGTGGGCCGAAGCTCGCGTGCCAGAATCTTGGGTGAAACGATGAACGACGAATATGAAGGCGCGATAGCAACGCATCAACCTTGCGGGGACTGCGGTAGCAGTGATGCTCTGAGCGAGTGGTCAACGCACACCTTTTGCTTCAGTTGCCGCAAGCACTCTTGGACAACGGACGGTGGCGAGGCTGCACCTAAAGATGACGCGCGGCCAACCGGCAAGGTGCAGATCATCGCACGGCGGCAGCTCAAACATCTTGGCACGTTGCAGCGTTATGTTGTCGAGACTGATGCTGGCGGTGCGGCGTTGTTCCATTACTTCAGCAGCCCCGCCGTATGGCAGGCGACAAAGGTGCGGCCTAGCGCCGACAACAAAGACAACATCCACTGGGTCGGTAACGCTAGCAAGCCGCCGCTTTACGGCGCGTACCTACAAAAGCCCACTGCGCGTAAATCGTTGGTCATTGCGGAAGGCGAGTTCGATGCGCTGACGCTTGCCAACGAGCTGCCGCTTGACCGTTACCATTGCGTCAGCCTACCCGGTGGCACAGCAAGCGTGGCCGGTGTCTTGCGGGACCATTGGGATTATCTGCAAGGTTGGCGCGAAGTCATACTGGCCGGTGACAATGACGAGCCGGGGCTTGAGGCGATAGACAAGCTGGCTAATGCCTTGGTGGACTCAGTGCCGGTGGCTATCGTGCAGTGGCCTAGTGACATTAAGGACGCGAACGAGGCGCACGCTAAGGGCCATGACATTGCTGCGCTGGTTGAGGGTGCTGCACCGTTCCGGCCTAGCAACATTCACGACATGCACGACCTAATCCCGTCACTGTCAAAGCCCATCGACTACGGCCTGCCCATTATGTTTGAGGGGCTGAGCGACAGGCTTGGTGGCTACCGGGCTAAAGAACTTTGGACGATAGTGGCAGGCACAGGTGTCGGTAAGTCTACGCTGGTAGGCCACCTGACCTTGGACCTGCTCGTCAATCACGGCAAGCGCCCGGGCATCATGTTCCTTGAGGAAAACAGTGAGCATGCTTTGCGGCGGCTACTGGGTATCCACATGCGAACGAACCTGCTCCGGCCTAACAGCAGCGTCAGCACACGCGAGCAGATCGAGGCGGCGGAGAAGCTGTTTCCACCCGGCACCTGCTACACCTATGACCATTTTGGCAACGTCGGCAGCGAGGCGTTGCTGCAAAGAATGAGCTACATGGCTAACGCTGTGCAGTGTGACTACATCATCCTTGACCACATAACGATGGCGTCCACGCTACCGCTTAGCGGTGGTAATAGCCAGCTTACAGAGCGGCAAGGGATTGATGCGCTGACCACAGAAATCCGGTCTCGCATTGTTGAGGGCTGTGGGGTGGGTGTCATCATGGTGAGCCATACCCGCAAGCCTACGAACGGGGATCACAGTGACGGGTCAGCGCCCGTTCGCATGTCGGACATTCGAGGCAGCGGCTCAATCGCGCAAATGTCGGACGCAGTTATCTCGATAAGTAAATCAAAGGACACGGCGGGTGACATTGTGAAAAACGCCGTGGACTTGGCGGTCATCAAAAACAGATTCTCAGGAAATGTAGGGCCAGCAGGCACGCTCATTTATGACGATATTCAAGGCAGGCTCGCAGACAGTACCGCACTATGACGCGCTGTACGACCTGCACGATTGGGCAGTAGAGCGCGCTATCCGAGACCCTAAGTTCGGCGGGTTGCGGGATCGACTGGCTGTTGAAATCCGCAAGGTCGAGCAGGGGCCAGATAGCATCGAGGCTGTCATTGAGTTGTTGCGTTTGGGGATCGGGCTTCACGTTACCGACCTGCGAACGATGGGTTTCTTTTGGCGCAAGCCAGCAAACCTGTGGTGGAAGATTAGACAACGTGGTCACACGCTTGTTGCGGTCGAGACAGGACGGCACGGCAAGCGCTATTACTTGCAGGAGTGCGCACCATGCCTTACGCCGTAGACATTGAGACTGATGGCCTAGACGCCACCCGCATTACCGCGCTGTGTTGGATCGACATAGAGACAGGCAGCGAGCGTGACTGCGGTACTGACATTGAAGGTGGTCTGCAAGAGCTGATGGAATACGACGGCGAGCTGGTGTTCCACAATGGGATCGGCTTCGACTTACCCGTCATACAAGACCTTTACGAGTGGTTCACACCCCGCCACGCAATCGTAGACACCCTAGTCCTCAGTCGTCTGGCCTTTCAAGACCTTATGGGTGACGACTTGGGTCGGTGGTCGCAAGCTAAGATGCGCGAGGTTGATCCCCGTGCGCGGCTGGGTAGTCACGGTCTGGCAACGTGGGGCGTGCGCCTTGGACTTGGCAAGACCAGCTACGAGGGCGACTGGGACACTGACTACACTGCTGAGCTTGGCGAATACTGCCTGCAAGACTGCCGGGTCACTCGCAGGCTGTACGGTCTACTGATGGGTGAGCCGCTGTCGCCCGTCGCTATCAAGCTGGAACACGACTTCGCGCGGGTCTGCCGCCAAGTCCAGAGTTGGGGCTTTGCGTTTGACCGACCCGCTGCCGAAGAGCTTTGGCAGACCTTGATCGACAAGAGCGACATGCTGATGCA